TGGTCGTCAGCGGTCCCCCGGCCATCACCAGAACGGAAATCCTCTGCCGGTTGCCGAAGCTTTGGGTGACGTCCTTCTTGCGCAGGGACTCTTTCAGATGGCCAGTGACGTTGTGCTCGATCGCGCGTTCCATATTGCCGATCAGCTCATCGGCCATGGCCAGCGTTTCCTGATGAAAGTTGTACTTGGCCTTGTTGACCAGGTCCTTCATGTCGGTCTTGAAGCGCCGCACGCTCGGATTGTTGCTCGCCATGTCAGGACCTCACGCGATCAGGAAACTTGGTTGCAGGGGTCCGCTCTGCCCTGCAATGGAACGCAGTGCTTTACGCGCTGGCGCAGATCAGCTTGATATTGTAGTTGGCCGTGCCGCCGGCGCCGTTGGCGACCTTCAGGATGTCGCCGGTCGCTGCTGTCACCGTCCACCCGGTACGGCTGACGAACACGGCCTTATCGCCAGGCTTGAGGTCGATGGTATAGGTCGCGCCGCTGAACGGCCCATTGAAGGTGTTGGACGCCGCGCCGCCGACGGTCAGGGTCGACAGGCTCGCTTCCGGGTTCTCGATCTCGATCGCCTTGACTTTGACGGCAGTGATAGTCTGCCCGAACGCGTCGGTCAGCACGCCGGAGAGATCAAGGTTCTCGCTGCTCGAGGCGCCGAGCGGCCGGGTGTCGAAGAACGCGATGTCGGCCTTGCCATAGCCGGTGCCGTTGCCGAGCTGAATGTCCGCCGAGCTCGGAATTGTGTCGACGACATCGCGCCCGTCGAGCGACTTCTTGTTGACGGCGGAAATCGAGGCTTTCACGGTGGTGTTGAGCGACGTCATGCGAAGGACTCCTCAAGGGCTCTGGGTTTTGCGGGACTCAGGAAACGAGACTGGCGTCGGTCAGGATCTCGAACACCAGGATGCCGTGGCTGGTCAGCCCGTCCGGATCCGGGATCACGCGCGAGGATTGCAGCAGCAGCGATTGCACGCCGCCGCCGTCTATTGTGAGATCCTGGTCATGCAGCGCGGCGATGATCGACCGTGCCAGGCCCTTGGTCGCGCGCGAGCTCTTGAAGCGGTCCCATGTGTGCAGCGTGACGAAGGACTGCGCCGCGTCGATACCCTCGCCAAGCTCCGGCAGCATCTGAAATTCGCCGAACGACATGTACGGGAATTCCGGCGCGTTAGGGATCTTGTCGAAGATGCGATCGTCGAGCAGCGACGTCACGTCGGGACTGCCGAGCAGCAAACCCGAGATCGCCGCCTGCAGCGCAAGAGTCGGATCGGTCAGCATCAGGCCACGCAGCGCAGGTTGAGCCGGACCAGCTCGCCGCCGATGATCTTCGGATCGCAGAAGGTGATCACGCGAGGTGGCTGGCCGCGGATGATCAAATCGTCGGTGTCGTTCATGCGCGGAATCCGCGGGTCGAGATCGAATGGAGGGGGCACCGGAATCGTGCCGCCCGGCCATTGAGCTTCATTGATCTGGGTCGGCGAGAGGATGATCGTAAATTCGCTGAGGCGGATTCCGGCCGGCGCCTGCGGCGTATCGAGGCCGTCGACCCGGGCCCGGCAGGTCACTGAGACATAGGTGACGTTGGGCTTCTCGCCGACACGACGGCGCAGGATGATATCCTCGCCAGTCTGGGCCAGGGCGCTGTCGAGGGCCGATATCAGGGCGTTGGCGCTCATCAGGAGCCCGTGGAGACGCCGTTGACGGTGAGACGCTCCGGCGCGGACGCATCGAGGGGCGAGACTTCCGGCAACACGGACTCTATCGGCGCGACCTCATCCGCGGTGACGGTGACCGTTTCCGTCTTCACAACCTGCTCTTGACCTGCGCCAGGCTGGCCAGACTGGCCAGTCTTCGCGCCGCCATCCAAAGGGTCGCCACCGTTGGGGCGCGCCAGCATGCTGTCAACCTTTCGCGTCCACGCATCGCGATAGTGTTCGAGGTCATCGACGTGAACGTTATGCGCCTCGATCGCGCCGTCGATGTCGTCCTGCACCTTGTCGTAACGCTTGCCGAGCGCGGCGATATCCTTCTCCTGGTTGTCGGCGCGCGTCATGCGACTGGTCAGGCCGGCGAGTTCGATCGGCATCGGCAGCCGGAATTTCCCCATTGCGAGCCTCTCGTCGATCAAGTGCGGGTAGCGGTGTTCCGTCTCCCGCCGCAACAGGAGATGCGCGTTCGCGATCAGCGCCGTCAGACGAAGATCCACGGCATGACTATCGGACGGAGGCGCGGACGCTCAATGTGGTCGGATTGGCGTAGGTGCAGGTCGAAATCAGTTTCAATGCCAGCAGGTCACCGAGGATGCCATCGTTGACGCCCTCGCTATTGAGATCGTCATAGGCCGTGATGCCCTTGGCGGTCAGGCCCGAGATATTCGCGGTCTTGGTGGCCGACGCCGTGGTGAAATCGAACCGGGCGATGTGGCGCCAGGTGATACCGCCGTCGAAGCTCGTCATCACGATCGCGGAGCATGTCGTGCCTCCGGAGCCGTACTGGAAGTTCGCCTCCAGTGAGACCGCAGTCATGCCATCGAGATCGTTGGTCTGCGACAGGATCGCGTTCTGCGCCGCGGTGATCTGCAGCGCGGCCAAGGTGTAGACGCCGGCGTTGTCCATGTCGGTTGCCCCGCTGATCGCGCGCTAGTCGAAGATCTGGGCCGATGAGGCCGTCGTGCCCGTCGACATCACCCGGCGCACGCGGAACGGCACGACGAAGCCTGCAGGTGCAGCTGTGAATGTGATTAGATGCGCACCATCGTCGGCGGCCTTCAGCGGCAGCACGACGAGATTGCCTGCGACTGTCACGACAAGACCCTTCGGATAGGCGCCGAAGTCGGCGGTGTCGCTGGGCGTCACCGCGGCCGCGTTGTTGCCGAACGGACGCGGCGACTGTCCGAAGCCGGCGTAAGGGTCCTTGGTCGGATCATAGGTCGTGGTCATGAGATCAGGTCCCCGTGGTCGGCGCAAAGCAGCGTGTTGTCAGCCCTTCGCGGGCGCACCCTTGGCGCCTGGCTTCACATCCATTCGCGCGACCACCGATACGTCCGTGCCGGCGTCGACGACGAGCACCCGGCCGGTCAGGTTGAATTGACGCGCGATCCGGGCCGTTATCTCTGCCGCCATCACCGACGTGATCGGCTTTGCCGCCCGCACGACCAGCATATCGTCGGCGCCGAGCGACAGCTTCGCGATGTGGAATTCGACGTCATCAGCCATGTTCATGAGATTGTTCCTTCAGGCGTACATCGGTCGGCGGAATTGGGCGATCGAGGCCAGTACGCGTGGCGGCAACAGCTCGGGATCGCCGACCGCCCCGACCCAGTATTGTTCCTCGATCACGCCAGGGATCGTTCTGGCCCGCAGCGTCGGGTCACGGCCGCGGCTTCGCCAATAGTCGGTCACCAGCGCAACGACGGCGCCCTCGACGGCATAGTCGAGCGTGCGGCCGGGATTGCCAGGCAGGATGAAACCCGCGGTGCAGGCCACAACAACCGACTTGCAGAACCACCAGGCGCAGGGATGGCCGTCGGTCGACAGCCGGTCGAGCAATCCGGCGTCTGGATCGAGCAGCCATTCGCTCGGGTCGAGTGGCGCGTCGTCGACCGTGACGCTCGCGATCGCCGTGACCGGCGTGCGCGGCAGGAACAGCGTGGTATCGTTCGGGTTGCCCCAGCGGCCACCATGCGACCTGATCGGCAACTCGGCGTGATCGTGCCAGAAGGTCACGACGACATCTTCCGACGGCAACCGATAGCCCATGGCCGCCTGGATGTCGGAGGATGCCTCGGCGATCTTGGCCTTGAGGACCTCGTCCTTGGCCCCATCGTTGATATCGAGCTCGCCCTTGACGCGCGACAGCGTCGTCAGGAGCACTGGCGACGCCGCGGGGGTGACGATGGTGACCACGGACCGCATGCGCTCAGGTTCCGAACGCGACCCAGTTGACCTTCTTGGCGAACGTCGTGGCGGCGGCGGGTGTCGGATCGGTGCCGCCGGTGTTCTTCCAGGTCTTGATGATGATCGAGCCCGCAACAGGAGAGCCGGCCTGGTCGCCGATCTGCGCGGTCACCATGAACGGATCGTCGACTGGATCCGACTCCAGCGAGGCCACCACCGCCACCACCGTCGCAAGGCCCGTCGCGATGGTATCGGCAGCCGTGACCGTGGTCGCCTGGCCGCGAGCGAATTTCAGGGCGACGCCCGCTTGCGAGAAGATGCCGCCGGCTTCGATGTCGAGCGTACCGCCGCTCCGCACAAACATGCGCGCCGCGCCCTGCTCGGTGCCGACCTTCACGTTGCTGGTTTGAGACTGAGCCGACATTCACGGCCTCCTAACTTCCGGTTGAGAGAAATGATGATTGAGATCTGGGGCATCGCAGCGAGGCGGTGCCCTAGATCGTCAAGACAGCGCTCAGGCCGGCGGATTCGGCGCCGGAACCAGCAGCGGCGCGGCAATCCACACCCCGTTGATGAAGGCATTGCCCGTATTGTTGGACGGCGTGATCGTCACCCGCTTGTAGCGCTTGCCGCTGTTTCGGA